GCAGATGCTAGAGCAAAAAGAGCCCGCAGAGATGGGTTAGAAAAAGAACAAGATAATCTCAATAAAGGAGGACGTAAAGGAGGACGTGGCGTTGCGTTTGGCGCACGACCAGCGAAAAAAGCTTCTGATGCTGATGGTGGTGGATTTTTATCTTCATTGTTGGGTTTTATTCCGGAGGCGATTGCCACAACCGCTACGGCTGTTTTAGGATACAAGGCGTTCAAGGCGTTCAAATCGCCCGTAACGCCCGCAGTTGTTCCAAAGGGTTCTGTCTATACCCATGGCGGAAAAACATACAAAGGCGGAAATCCATTACCCGAGGGCGTCAAACTAAGTGATGCCAAACAAACCGTTAAAAGCGCCAAACCTGCCGCCGCCACCAAAGCAGGGGGCTTCGCCAAGACAGCACGCAAGGCAGGAGCAGCAGTTGGTCAAATTGGGAAAGTTGCGATAGGAAAAATATTGACCGGTGCTGTGTTAGCTTATGACATAGGAAATAATTACAATGAAGGGCAAGGTGTTGCTGAAGCAACAGCAAATGGGGTCACCGCGATTGCCCAAGAGCTCGCAAGTTTGACATTAGCTCTGACAGACACCGTGCTTGAAGCGGGCGGTGTCGACCTCTTCGGCGACCGAGGTGATGAAGGTAGCGTTGCCGCATTTTTAAACAAGAAAACTAATTTATTCGGGCATGTTTATAATAAAGACAAGGTTTCCCAAACTGGCATTGGCGGGGACGATATGAAAGTCTTTAGACAAGGATTGGCGGATAGAGCAGAAAATGATAACGGTTTTTGGGGAATGTTTAGCAAAAAGGCTGTCGATATTGGTTCTGGTGAAGGCGATATTGAATCGTTAGAAGAACTTGCTAAACTCAGCGCGGAAACCCTAGACGCATTGTTGATGGAGTCAAGTTGGGATAAAGAAGAAACGAATACAATCCAAGCGTTACTTTCCGCCAAGTTAGAAGGCAGAGAAGTAAAATATAATGATGGCGGATATCTTGGCGGGGATTTTTTAGAAATTGAAAGAAAAGAAGGAAAAAAAGGAGGGTGGGACGATTGGAGGGAATACGGAAATAATGTAAAAACAATGGATATCGGCTCAATAGAAAAAAAGGAAAAACCTACTACTCCGCCCCCAATATCAACTGGAAAGGATTCTGGAAAAGGGTGGACAAAGGCGGATGCGTCTAACCTTATAAAGAATAATATGCTCCTTGAATTGGCCGCAAAAGAAAATGCCAAATTCATAGAAACTAATAAAGGCAATGTCACTGAAGAATGGAAAGATTGGTCTGATGACATGTTTTCAGACCAACCAGTCCCCAGCAAATACGGAAACGCTGAATTAGATGCGGAAGGGAAGAGTTTACTTTCTGATGAACGTGAATTGATTGAAACCCAACGAGCACAGTTGGATAAATTTCAAAGGGATAAATTTGGAATTAAAAAACCTAGAAAATCTGGATCCAGTATGTCCAGAGAAATTTATAAAAGCGACTTGGAATTTGGTCGTGGTCGGTATTGGTTAGACAAGCACGACGAAACAGAAATGTCTGTGAATGGGGCGACGCAACTAGAGATTGATAATTCCCTGATGAAAGAAGCGACCGGCGATGATGTTTATAATATGCACGCAGAAAGCAAGATATCTCAAACTCAAGCCACCATAGGTCGCGTGTTACAACGTATGGGTAATCCTCAATCCCCAATTAAGAAAAAGAAAGGCGGACGTAGAGATAGTATATTAAACTATTCCGAGAAAGAGTTTAATGCATTGTCGCCAGAAGACAAAAGTTATTTTGGTGTAGATTTTAAAGGCGCAGATGAATATCAAGATGCAATGTCAGAGGCGCGACTGAGGCAAAAATCACCCAAGAATGCTTCCGCAATCCCACGCGACTATGAAGTCAATGGCGTAAAGATGACCAAAGAAGAATACGAAAATTCTAATGAATATAAGGCGATGGAAGTCATGCGTACCGTCATGGAGCAAGAAAGTGCCCAGATTCAGAAACAGGTAAAATACTTAAGAAAGAACAGAACCCCAGATATAGAAAAAGTGGAAAAAAATGGAGATTTCAAAAGGACTTGGAATCATGTTAAAGTAGATGATCTTGGCAACGTACAACCAAAAGAATATAAGAAAGGTGAAGAGTGGAAAGAGTTTAGAAAACCAGCAATGATTCCTGGCAATCGCAAGTGGGAAAGGGTGGCGGATAGAAAGGCCAAACTAGAGTATAAGGCAAGAGGAATGAAGGATGGTGAAACTAGAAGACTTGTTGCCGGTGAAGTGGTTGGTGAAGAACTGACTGAACAACAATATGGTGCATTTTCTGCGTCTCAAAGTATGGGTAATCCTATTGCTCCTGATGATTTGAAGAAGATGGAAGCATATAGGAATAGTGGTGAAGATTCTAAAGTAATTAATGTTAATGATGATGTAGAAAAAAGCTTCTACGAGAAGGCATTACATCCAGGATCTATTTTCACTAATGATATCCACGCCACTGAACGTTTGGATAATATACTGCAGTATATGCAACTGGGGACGTTCGTGAGTGGACAAGGAATGCCTGCTGTTATGATGAACAGTGGATATGGTGGCGACCATGACCATGGTTATAATGAATCTGACCCTGACGGTAGAGGTTACGGCCACGGACCTAAATCTAAACCATTAACAGGCAATGATAAAGAAAACGCTGACCGAGGCAGAAAAAATAACAAGAAGTGGAGAAATGATGTTGATAAGTGGGAAGAGGGCGGAAAAGTTGGACCATATCCAGAACCGCCGGTAGTTGGAGAAGATTACAAACCAACACAAAATCGAAGTTCTCTTGCAGCGGTTCAAGGAGTTAGCATAGCAAATAATAAAATGATGGATTCTACGTGGTTCAACAATGGATACATTAAAGGCGAAGAAAATTGGTCATTTAAGAAACATTTGAAGAATGAAATGTCTCAAATGACAAAGAAAACCGTTGACGGAGTGATTACCAAAAAATACGCTCCTTTGAATGCATTTCTTCCTGGACCTATAGAGAAAGGATACACATTTAAGACAGGTCCAACTGCAGGGTTTAGAAACCTTTCGAAATTAGGCGGCAGAGTTTTGCCTGCGGTCGGCGGTGGACTTGCTCTTGCCGATACGGCGATCAGAGCCTCAAAGGGTGATAATCTAGGGGCTGGTCTAAGTGCTCTAAGTGCTGTTCCTGTATACGGTTTAGTTCCACTTGCTATACAAATCTTAACTGATGCTATTGGAATTACTGGAATGCCTTTAAAAAATACTTCTAAATTGCCGAACTTGACTCCTGTTGCTGATTTTAGTTCTAGTAATAACAATCCGCCTGTTATCATAAACAACTCAACGTCAAACAACAGTAGTTCTTCTACAGCTGTCATTGCTCCGACCACGGCGCATGCGCCATATCAACCTGCGGGTGGCGGAACTTCAATGGTTTTTAAATAACCAAAAAAAGGGAGTCAATTGACTCCCTTTAGATTAATGATTAACGGATTTTAACTTTTTGCTAATTTAGCAAAGTAACTCATCGTGTCATCACCGTCATCATCGGCGCTCGAACTTGCGTCGTTACCTGAATCCCAAGGAACATCTGCTTCCTTGGCGATAGCAACTGGAGCGGTCGGCGTGGCGATAGATTCAGCAGTGAAACTTGATGCTTCAGCAGAACCCCCAGTGACTCGAAGGAATTTAGTTTTCAACTCATCATAAGTTTTAAACTTGCTTTCTCCGATTTCACCATTCAATGAATACAAACCATCGTATAGCGATTCCATTTTGCTTTCATCAGCCAACCATTGAGATGGCTCTTCAAAACCGGATTTATCATATTTAATGAACCCGTCCGCTTTACGCGACTTCAATTTGAAATCAGCACCGTTGAATAAATCAAAAATGTTAACTGGAGTTTCATCATCAAACTCAGGTTGTGCTGCTGCTTGTAACATATCGAAAATTGTCTTTCCGTATTTGAACAAGAACGTTTTACCTTCGTTTTCAGGAAACTTGGAATCCTTAACCACATAAACATTAGAAATATACTGTAAACGACGTTTGCGGTTACGAGCAATCTCTTTGTTAGAATCAATACCAGAATTCCATAGTTCGGAGTTTGCTTCCGACACAGGGTCTTGTTTATTGATCGTTGTTAATGAATTTTCAATGTACCAACCACCTTGCCCTTTAAAACCATGTGTGTACATTTTGACGAACGGAAAGTCTTCACCGTCTGGTGCGTCCAAGAAGCGAATAATAGCATAACCATTACCTGTCTTGTCTCTTTCCAATTTCCAGTATCGGTCATCCACATATGAATTTGAACTTCCGCCTGTACTGGCTTGGTTCAACTTCTCCATCATTTCAGACACGTTCTTACTAGATGTACTTCTTTTCTTTAAGGCTGAGAAACCCATATACTTCTCCTATATTGTTTTGAGGTATAATTACCTGTTAATTGTTTTACGGAATGTTTTTATAGAGGTATTCCACAACCCTCTAATTCGTTTTATGCTACTTCAGATTGCTCTTCGGTAGGTTCTACTGGAGCTGGAGCTTCTTCGCTTTCCATTACAGATTTAATCGCTTGAGCGAAACCTGCTCGTGCCATTTCCATACGCTGCGACTCTTTATCAATTGCCATTAAATGCTCAATTGCTACCTTCGCTACATCGGGTAAATCCGCGATCACGTAGTCTTTACCGTCAATCTTCACCGTGTTGTTCGTCATACTATATACTCCTTAATTAAAAATATTATTTATACTACTTTTTTACTTCACATTGTCGAATTCGCCATGCAATTCTCGAATTAGGTCTAAACCGGATTCAGCAAGTTGTCGGATATCATAATTATTACCCAGCGCCGCGTTGTGCTGAATGTCAGTTAAAATCGTTTTAAGTGCGTCGCATTTTACGCAACACTCTTCACTACTATGTACTTTCATTTTCATAATACTATTATACCGTAAAATTAACAGCAAGTAAAGACTTTATTCTATTATTCTTATACATTATGTAAACACCTTTTTCATCATGCGTTCATATTTGGATACATCAAAATTCATAAACTCGGAATACCTATCAAGTTTATATTGCTTCTCTGGATATATATATTCGTCTTCAATATTTCGCTTAAACCCTGCGCTGAAGTTCAAAACGCTATCCATTATGATATACGTTTCAACTTTAATCATTTTTTGTTCAACAAACCTAAAGATGACTGGATGCTCGCCGTCATTAACTTTGAACAAGTCATCGAATCGTAAATTCCTATCTTCCAGGAATTTTTTGATTTCTTTGATGTCTTGTTCAAACAAATATGACAATGATTCAATCACCTTCAACCAACCATAATAAACGTTCTCTGATTCTTGGTTATACATTTCGGCGATATACCTACCGTCGCCCACAACAAAGTTTGCTACCAAAAATTGTAACAAATCGTTTTTCTTTTTGGCTCCTATCGCCTCAAAGTAAACTCTATCCTTTCTTTTATTATATGCGTCTACGTTAACATGACGTCCTTTGCCGTTATATTTTACATAATTATAATTAACATTGGAATTGAAATGTTGTTTTATAGAAACATATAATGTATATGCATCGAAACCATTCACAAGGGTAATTTACTTTCCTCACCGCTATCCGTTATTGTATTATTTTTGATTGCTTCCTCTCGGAGTTTTTCTTCAAGGATTGGAGAAATCAGTTTGGAAATATGTTTTGCTTCCAAATCGTTTGTCTCCATATAATCAGCAATAACGTCTATGTAACCTGATATTCCTTTTTGGACAAGACCTTCTACTAATATCTGGAACGCTTGTTGTTTACTTGCTTGAGCCATATTTTGATATTCCTTTTTTTATTAAGATGCGACTATTGATACTGCTTTTGAAACGATAGCATTTACGACCTTAGAATCCTTCCCGAACAACGACATATACTCATACAGTATCGGACTTTCTTTTTCCGTTATAGTTTCATAATGCCACAACCTCAAAGACGTTCCGTGCTTTGTATACAATTCCGAAAGGTCAAGGACTACGTCATTAGCATAAGCTCCTACTTCATCCGGGTTGCTCAAATACGCAATACGCTTTTGTTTGTAGTTCAATCCTTCCTGAGATACAATTGGTAATTCAACCCCAACCCTATTGATGAGTTGTTCCCTATGAATCATTTCGTGTTCTATAGTTTGATGTAATTGATGTTGAAAGAATTTCCAACTGGTATTATTCATAACTATGGGAGCAGAACCTTCTGAAACAATAAGGAACAATTCTATGTTATCATGCGCATCCCAATCATCTGGGTTGAACACTCCGGACATTGATGCTGCGTTTTCAGGAAAGTCTTTGGTTTTGTTCACCGTGATTTCAATTCCCAAATCGGCAAATTCCGAATCAAGAATATCCCTAATTTCATTTGCCGAAAGAGAGATATTCATAATCTTATTTTTAAGATTATTGAGACGGTTGATCAATTACACCCCTGCCCATTGAACAGCATAACCGCCGTCTAAGATGTTACCGCGAGCAAAGTTTCTTGCTGGTTTGTTATACGATGCTGCCATCAAAATGTCACCGCGTTTGAACTTAATGTCATCGTCAATATTAACGATAAAGGAGTGAACGGAATTTTGTGTGAACACCTTGATATATTTCCTGCCCTCTTTGATCGACACTTGTTTGTTAAACAAAGCCACAAGGGATTGTTCATTAACCCACCCATCAACCGGACGCGTTTTTGACGTCCAGTTGTAAAAATCAGCGCGGATAGAATCTAAATATTTGTTAATTTCAACGTTCATATTACTTACTCCTTTATCATTTATAGTACCCATTATACCCTAGTTCGGATTAAAAGTCAAGAGGTTTCTCGAGAATAATCGGATTATTCTTAAGGAGCTTCAAGGCGATTATTCACCGATACTAGTGCTTCATACGCCTCTTGGAAGTCTTCCTGCTGGGTCACTTCTTCAGCATAATTACGCATGTGCCATACTTTGGCAAGTTGGCGGATGAGACGTTTGTTTATTTGAAAGTCTTCATGTAGTGTATCGACAATATCCTTGATAAGTTCTTGTTCAGCATCAATGCGAGTTTTCGAGTTAGAAATCTCTTGTAGTGCTGAGTCAATTTTCTTTAGGTCTGCTGCGTTGGATGGCATCATAATAGTAGTTCTCTTTTTAGTTAATATAGGGTATTATACCGTAGTTTGGTGTGAAAGTAAAGCTGTATCTAGAATATCTTTTTCCTTTTATTACCTCTCGAACTTTATTAATATGACTATATTATACCTTAGTTCCTATGCTAAGTCAAGAAATATTATAAATATAAATATTATCACATTAACTATGAATTAGGAACCCCAAAATGAAGAATATCGCAGAAGGAACGACAAGCGCAAATGTAGAAAGAGCCGAATTCAGTTTCAACAAAGTTGTGGAAGCGTTCACAGAACTACCGACATTATCTTTAATGCGGAGTGTAGCTGCTATTGTGCCTATGTCTATGCCCACTGGTTCAATTATCAACCTGCGCAAAACGGCAGCCGGAATCTTTGAAACCGTCGAAGCGGACTTAACCGTAAACACATCCACGAGCAATCCGATACAAACTGGACTATCAAAAGAAGTCGCACACGATTTGTTTAGACAATATGGCATTAAGGCGTATGATGTAGTTGCTGAACTATTGAAGGGCGTTGTTGATGAAGCGGAAGATACCGCATTGTTCACTTTCCTGGATGCTAATTCTACAAACACCGCTGCGTTGACCTTGTCAAGTGCTTCAAATGCCGAAACGTCGTTGTTTGAAATTACCCAAAGAGTACAAGAATTAGTATTGAAAATGAATACGCCGCAATATAGAACATATGACGCGTTTGTTATTTTACCTTACACTGCTGCGGCAACCATTTCTGCTCTAACGAAATATATCGGTCAAGAAGAAAACCAAAGCAGACTTATTGTGAGCAAAATCGGCAAGACAACTTATTATGTTAATCCTTCGGTTTCAGCGACCAAGGCGTATGTTGGTTTACATAGCAATGGCGAAGCATCTTCATCAATCATTGTTGGTGATTATCAAAGAGAGATTTTAACTTCGACTTTCGTTGAATCTTTTCAAGACAACATTGCTATTGTTAATAGATACGCAACTGCGGTAAATCCGCTATCCACTAGTGGAAAAGAAATGCTAATGGAATTTACTATTAGTTAATTAGGAATATATTATGTTTGGAATCCCGTTAGAAGTTATATCAATGCTCGCGTCTACCGTCCTTGGCGGTTTCATGAAAATGAAGGCGGATGCGAGAGCAGACGAAAACGCACGCAACTTATACACGTTGGAACTTCTTAAAAAGACGGAAGACTCGAAGAAGTCGGCGCGGACGTTCCAAACAAAAAATGCCAATTGGGCGCGAAAATTTATCGTAATATCCTTGATGAGTATGGCAATGTTTGTTCTTATAGCGCCCATCTTATCCGGAGAACCGACTAATGTCTTAACAGATGAAGTCCACGGTTTCAAACTATGGTTTCTGGACTTTACGTGGACTGAACCCGTATGGAAACAACTTGCTGGTGTAGTAACGCCTGAGTGGTTACCATATGCCATTTTAAATGTACTTGGTTTCTACTTTGGGACTGGTGCGGTATCTAGGAAATAAATTATGGAAATATTATTAGACTTTTGGCAATTCACCTTAGTTGGCGTGTTGATTTTGATTGGTTATGTTGTGTCCCTCGTCACAAATAAAAACCATTTACCCATTTCATTCGTGGCAGAAGAAATGCCTCATATGAAACCCATCGGCATTCCGACCAAAGGAAAGGGATTCTGGGGCGGAGTTTGGACTTGGTTGATGGTATCTAGAACTTGGGAAACCACTGAAGACTTTGCCTACCAAATCGGCGGTAAGAATTACGTCATTCCAAAGGGGTTTGTATTTGACGGCGCTTCCGTTCCTAAGTTTTTACGCTCTTGGTTGAGTCCAATGGGCGTATTACTTATCGGCGGATTGGTTCATGACTATGGTTACAAATACCAAACGTTGTTGCTGGCGAGTCAAAATAGAACTTCTGGGGTTATGACTCAAAAGGAAATGGATGTAATTTTCAGAGATATCAATATCGAAGTTAATGGATTTAAAACAATTAATTATCTTGCGTATTACGCGTTGAGACTAGGCGGATTCGCCGCATGGAATGGTCATAGAAAACGCGATTGTAGTTGGAAAGAGTCAGTAGACCAGTAAACCTTCGCCGCTGAAAAGGAGTCGATGCATGATAGCGCGACTAATAACAATTTCACTCATTTCATTAGTCGGATTTATTCCGACTTTTGTTTATGCGTACGACACAACAAATGCATATACTTCGACTTCTGGTACTGATATTATTAATAATACCACCAGTACTTCTAACATCACAAGTAGTTCGACCAATGCAAATACAAATACCAACACGGATAATATCACATCCAACTCTACAATAACGGGCACGAACACCAATACGAATAGCAATACCAACTCTAACACTAATGCAACCACATATACGGGGTCGTCAAACAACACCAATGTATCGACTAATACCAATTCGAACACGAATACTAATACCAATACCAACACTAATTCGAATACAAACGTATCTGCGAACACTAATGCGAATACCAATAACAATACAAC